TCAACGTGATATCGGCTTCATTATCGGTAACGGTGTCGGGAAGCACGTATGTGGCGAGACCATGTCCAAGACCACTTCGCGTGGTACCTCTACTTTCGCTAATACTACGGTGATCGTCCGCCAAGTCTCGGTTAGCTTCATAACTGGCGTAACTCTCATCCCGCATGCGTTGAGCTTCCTCCACACGTAAATCGTGTGCTGCGGTAGAGTAGGAGTGTTTATTTAGCGTAAAATTCAGAAAGATTAATAACAATGCAAAACCAACTACAAATATGTATAGTGGTTCCATTGACAAAGCTTGTTAACAGGTTTGTCGGTTATATTATATGTATGATTATAAATTATTGGATAAGATGTCCGTAGATATGACATTAGTTCGCTACCACCGTTCCCCACTCGAATGGTCCATGACCCATTAGGAGAGCCACAAACAGAAACCTATAACACCAGGTTAGCTTCTAATATGGGGAATCTCAAGTTGTACATCGGTTACTGTTGATTCATATTCCACACGTATGTAATAAATACATCTCGTAATTATATACATGTCAGAAGAAGTGATCGTCGTGATCCTCTTATGTTGTTGTTGTTTGATAGCGGCCATCGGCGGATATTCGTATCATATTCGAGACAAGAAAGACGAAGATCAAAATGATGTCGACAAGCTTTTGTGGCCGTTAGTCGAAGCGTTAGGATGGGACGATTCTGATGACGCCACCCCCACAAATGCACCCACGAATGCCCCCACAAATGCACCCACGAATGCACCCACAAATGCACCCACGAATACCCCCACGAATGCACCCACGAATGCCCCCATAAATGCACCCACCGATCCGTCACCCATCGTCGATCCGTCAATTAAGGAATGTAGTGGGTGGGTAGGCGATGATCCAAGTGATGGTCCAAGTCACTTGTATACCTGTGCTGATCCGATTAACACGGCGTGTATGAGTAGGTGGCATAGTTCAGTATATGGCGTAAATAAATACGAATGGCAATGTCGACCCATTGAAGATGTTATTGACCCAGTAACCGGAGAACCGTGGTAATAATGTTATATGTCGCGTTCATTTGGGTGAATATGGGGAATCTCAAATTGCACCCCTTTTATATATTGTAAATCGTTGACATTATGAGTCACAAAATAGGGGTCATACAAAAAAACTGAATTGGGTGTTTTTTATCCACGAAACAATCGAAATTACCGGCAAACGGGTACAGAGGATGAAAAACCCCCCGATGTACAAGATTGTTATACTACAGTTTGGAATTTGCACGCATACGATCGGACCCGATCGCGAAATTGTTACATCGTATGTAAACATGGCTTTGATTATTAATATGTAAACGACAAAGGAAGCGACAGTACCGACAAGGATGTGAACATAGAGAGAGATTTGTCCCATGCGGTAACATGTCGTGACACGAAGTGCGAAGTATCACGAAAGTCAACCCAATTCAAGTTGCCTAAAGCGAACGATTTCGTCAAACTTGACTTTTTTACGATGAGTTTTTATTAACGAATTTGTTTTCAAGATGGATGACATCATGGGAGACCTTGCAAATGATTTTTTACCCGTATCGACCTTTCCTCTCGCACATATGACCCACAGGACACAACATAAAAAAAAAGCATAATAAAACCGATTGAACCACATCTAAAATACATCTAGGTTTTTTAATTCGCCTGTCCAGAGTGCCTTTAATGATGTCGATTGTAATGTATCCACATCGGCATTCAATTGCGTGTATTTCTCATCGAGTTTACGTAGATGGTCGCTTGTGAAGGCCGATATGGTGATATTTAAAAGCGAGTCGTGGATATTTGAAGGAAAGTGATGCGCGGCGAGTTGTTGGATAATGCACGACTTTGATTTCCTGAAAACAATTATCTCATCGTCCATCACCTTGTGCATGAATTTGATTTTATATTTTAGTTCTTGAATTTGTTGAGACCAAATTTTGAGCAAGTACGTTTTTCTGAGATCGTAGTGATGTAATTTAACATTCACAAATTGCCTTATAATTTCAAGAGGTGAATTGTATCTCTCTATTGTCCCATTTGCATTGAAAGCGGTCATGTTCGACGTGTTAATTGTCGATTGCAACTTGAATGTTTTTTCGAAATCCGATAGGTTATGATTCCCTAATAACGTAACCTTGAAATGAACCGAAGTCTCCGAACTGTAATTTTCAACTTTCTTAATCAAATGTTTGTCGACGAGCGTTTCCAGAAAGTCTTTATATTCCGAAGTCCATTTGCCTACCGGGAGCTCCGTGATGTGTAAGACATTGTCGGAAGACGGGTCCATGTTCCAAACCCCCTTGCACAAAAACTTACCCTCTTCCATTTCCGAAATGGAACCACGAAAGCCGTTGTACCATGGGACCATCTTATTCATCTGTTTATTATTCAAGTGTAACATCACGTTATCATGGATATCTTTCGGATTATAACATGGAATGTACGAACTGTAACCGGTACCGATCCCCTCGCATCCGTTAATGAGAATCGTTGGCAGCAAAGGGACGAAAAATATGGGTTCAACTGTCTTCCCATCGTCTGTGTTGTACTTTAAAATGGGGTCATCTTGTTTGTCGAACATGAACTGTACATGTTCGGTCAAATGTGTAAAAATGTATCGAGGGCTCGCAGCGTCTTTACCACCCATCAACCGGGTTCCGAATTGACCACAACCTTTTAGAAAGGGAATGTTGTTCGTACCCACAAACTCTTGAGCCATGTTGATTATCGTTCCCATTAAACTTTGCTCACCATGATGATACGACGTCGCGCTACTCACAATTCCAGATAGTTGACTAACCTTAATTTCGACATTCGACCTTATTCGACAAGCATACAACACCTTTCGTTGACTCGGTTTGAACCCATCCATCATGGAAGGTATGGATCGCTCGTTATCNGCGATCGAAAACCANACAAGTTCCCGGTCGACGAATTCTTTCAAATTCAGCGACTTCGTGTGAGGTAAAACGAATTGTTTTTTAACGATACCATCGGTGATCCATTGTTTTCTTTCGTTTGTGAATGTTTTCTTGAACGCCAATTCCATAACAGCCTGATCATTGTTCGATGTGTATTGTATGGTGGCATCCTTCAAGGATCTGAAATATTCTTTCGCCTCGTTCGACGTGGANGTACCCAATCCCTTGTAATACTTTATGGACCATCCTTGTTGATTGACATTCCACATGTCAAACTCGTGTTGAGAATAAAATGAATGCACAACACCCATTTTCGATGCTTTNAAAATAGGCGTGCGCATACAAGTGATGAAATTTATTTTCACTAACGATGGCCAAAAGAAATGTATAAAATTAATGAACAATCCCTTGATATGTGCACCATCCACATCGGCATCCGTCAATATCATAACCTTACCATAACGCAAATCATGAACATTGGTGTATACTTTACCAATTTGTAGCCCCAATATTTTTTTGATGTTATTGATTTCCTCATTATTGAGCAATTGATTTGGTGAAGCGTCTCTCACGTTTAATAACTTTCCCTTCAAAGGAAACACTCCAAATTTGTCCCTTCCGATGACGGACAATCCACTTATGGCGAACGTTTTAGCAGAGTCTCCTTCGGTCAAAATGAGAGTACAGTCAGACGACGACGCGGTACCAGCTTTGTTTGCATCTTCAAGTTTTGGAATACCTCTTATACAATTCACTTTTCGTCCGTCTGTTTTGGAAAGTTCCCTTTGTTCTTTATACTTTGCCAGTGCCAACGCATCTTGTATCATTTGCATTTTTAGAATCTTCTTCATCGACAGCTCATCAAACTCGAAGCGGCTTCCAAAATCCTTATAGCGACTCGTACATTCTGTTTTTGTTTGCGAACTAAATGATGGATTCACCAACACCGATTTGATAAAAAGGAACATATTGTCTTTGATATGTTGCGGTTTGAGCTTGCATTCTTTATTCTTGACGGACAACGTGTCGATAATTCGTTTGTTTAATCCACACATCACGTAATCAACGTGCGACCCACCCAACGTGGTATTTATACCGTTGACGAATGAAACCTGCTTGAAACCGTGGGAAGATGGGGCGATGATAACCTCCCATCGTTCACTTTTGCAATGAATGCGTTCGGTCTGTTTCTTATCACCAATGTACAAATCAACATATTTCTCAAATGTTTTGAATTGTAAATGTTTCCCATTGAAATATACCTTAACCTGAGAGGAGGTACAAGCACACACATCATATGTTCGTCTTTCAAAAAGTTTCACCATGTCGTCTGTAAGCGTAGTTAGATTAAATTTTATTAAATCCGGTTCAAATATGATGGATGTATATCCATTTTTTTTAGAGAAGTTTGTAATCTTAGCCTTGTTCTTTTTCGTCATATTGTTTTCCCAACTTTGAACATATCTCTTTTTGGATTCCAAACTCCCAATATCCACTTCGAAATAGGTTGAAAAGACATTGGCTAATTTTGCACCATACCCATTCCTACCACCCGTAAGTCGGTCGTCNTTATCGTCATAGTTGGAACTGGTCAATAATTCTCCAAAAATCATTTCAGGAATGAACATGTTCGTATCCGGATGTGTCTCAATGGGGATACCGATACCCGAATTGGTTATGGTGATGCGGTTATCTTTTACCGAAACACTTATTNTATCCACGTTATTGGATATGTCAGAACTATGATCAACCGCATTCACTAATATTTCATCGAANATTTTGAACAAACCGGGTACGTGTTGAATCGATTTTTCAACCATGAGTTCGTTTTCCACAATCCATTGTTTAGAAACATCAGGGACCAATGATCCTATGTATGTGTCTGGTCTCGCTAAAATATGTTCAAGATGTGTGAATTTCTTATACTTGGAAGCCATACTTAACTATCGACGTCATGTTCTTAAAGTGATTTTCCTAGAAGGTTTTTTGATAGTTGTATTGGATTTCGATTTACGTACGGCGTTCTTTAGATCATTTTTCATGTTCGCCCATTGTGTCAACTTCTCATGCAAGCTTTGTTCAACCTTATTATTTGGACCGTTCACTAGTTTTGTAGATTTCTGCTTATGAGTAAGTTTGTTGACATTCAACAACAACGCGTTTACACGTTTGTTTTTCAGTTTTTGCTTACCTTTGTTGTCATCGTTTTGGTAGATTTTGTTATTTTTTTGGATTGTGGTTTTGACTTCTCCGTTTTTTTACCCTTGGTCATCCATGCTGGTCTACGGGAAAGATAGGTGGGTTGTTTGACCACCCGTTTCACGACGCGACGTGGAGGCGTGTTTTTTTTGACAGGAGACGGGGAATTAACCATGTTTGCCCAACGTGGTGTTCGGGGCGCCACCTTTGTAGGCACGGGACTCGATGGTCGTGGACTTATGTATCGTTTACGAACGGACGTGTTCACACGCTTGATATCTTTGGCCATAAATCGAACATACTTGGGAGGTTTGAAAGAGGGGTTCATTTTGTACACGGGATGATTTAAGGGCCATGTTTTAGCATTCCTGGGTTTGGGAGACGAGTTGTATCTTGGGGAATGATTGAATCCATTAAAGTACGGATCTCTTGCCATTTCTAATGCTTGTTTCACAGTGGGCTTCGTGGGTTTACATTGGCACGGTACTGTCATTTTTGAACGAATGTATATCGCTCTCTCAGGCAACGGAGGAACTCCGTAATTTAAAGTGTTTCGATTGACGCCCACCTTCGAGGTTGTTTTGCGTTTTTCACACACGCGCTTCAATAACGAGGTATTTTTGGGTTTGAGCGTTTGTTTGTGAAATAAAGACACCCCTTTCCCGTAGCACAACTTTTTCAAATCATTTGAAGCGTTTGACATTGAATATATAATTTATAATATTATTTTTATTTATTTATAGGTGTCGTGTAAATTATTCAAACGTGATATGTATAAATCTAAATTCGCGCACAATTGCGAATCATGTTCATAGGTACCCTTCAAATGTCGCAGTCCCGTAGTCAACGGTTCTATCATTGATAATATTTCCGTTTTTATCCATCCGGAGGGAATATGCCCATTCGCAAATAGTGTCTCCAAATCAAAGATTCGTTGTTGTATCCGATGTGATATTTGCAACCGATTGGTATTATTAACGTAACGTTTAAGGGGGACGAGGACGTTTTTTTGCTC